GACCCTCCGCTTCCACCCCAACCGCCACCACCACCACTTTGATACGAATCTGATGATGGCGTTGTTGTTTGGGCATTATTGTTTGCGCTGCCACCATTAATAGTTAATGGTTGAGGCGAACCTGTTTGAGCCGAGCCACTTCCTCCAGAGCCACCGCCCACAGCTGTCTGAATCCCTGATACATTGCCTGAGATTACCCCCCCTGCTCCCGGGAGTATATATCCCCCACCACCACCATTAATTGCATTATATTGTGAACATCCGCAAGTCCCATAGGGTGTTGTAGTAAATACTCCATTTAGTCCATTGGGATTAGTTGGAACTGCTCTAACTATATAGGGGCCTGAATAAAACGATATTGTGCTGTACCCCCCTCCAGCTCCACCGCCGCCGCCATATGCTAAGCCCCCTGTATCTCCAGTACCGCCTCCACCCCCACCACCACCTGCAATATAGCCAGTATTAGTTATGGTTACGGGGCATCCTGTTGATGATACTACTGCTATCGCAGGGCCTCCATTTGTTGGTGCAGAAAAAAATACGCTGTAGGACGCACAAGATGTAACAAAGCCTGTTAATGAATTACCATCACCACCATACCCTGCAATGTACCCATTGTTTATAATAGATATTGTATCGCCTGATGTTCCACCAATGATTTCTAATGCGCTTGCTGTTGTATTACCTGGTACAGCACTTGAAGATAATGTTGGCGTAATTCCGTATACATAGACATTAGAATTAATTGTGACAGTAATATCTGTTTTACCAGCAACATAGTTAGTTAGCGCGGGCACATTAACTGACAGAAAGGGAGTATTTGCTGAGATAGTAAGATTTGACGCTGCTCTACTAACTACATTAACCACTTCGCCTGAGCCGCCTACGCCACCATTGGCAACGACATTAGTTACCTTACCTAATGAGGTATTAACGTAGTCTGTTTCGCCAGATTGTCCTACGGTGTATGCCATGTTTATGCAATACCTGCTTGAATGACTGTCATTGTTGCTGTACCTGAGCCTGAGTTGACTGTTACCCTAATACCAGACACGGGGAATGCATAGTTACCGTCTTGATTAACTGCCAATGATGCCACCGTCGGATGAGGAAAAACTCCTGTACCTGAAGGGCCACCATTTTGCCAAATTGGATCAAAAGTGTGCTGTACTGTATAGTTCACTGTGCCTGTAACAATAACACCAAAACCCACGTTAAATGGGCTAGTGTCTAAGTTCATAGGGATAAAAGCACTGGATCCGGTACCTGTTTGTGCTACAATTTGTTGACGCATAATTAATTTTCCTTTAAGTTAAAAGAGGCGGGTTGCCCCGCCACTAATTAATTACGTGTTTGTGTAGCCTGATCCGTAAGCAGAAATAGAGCCATCGTTATTACGAGCTACGTACTCTACTGAGAATGATGCATCAAAAGTTCCGGTGATTGCAGAAATAGGTGCTTGACTTAATTGGAGTTCTACATCTAATGGACCTACGTTAGCACAGATTGCTGCTACGGCTGCTGTTGCTGACCCTGTTCGATTCATAACCAACACACCTCCGGTTGTTGTCGGAGTAAATGCCCCAATGGTGGTAGTAGTCACTGCGCCAGTTGATGGGTTTGTGACAAGTACGTTAACTGAAATCACACCACCGGTAATTACTGAAGGGGCGCCAGTTTGAAAAATAAACAGATCTTGAAGGCAAGAGCCCGCTGGAATGATCCATGCTGCAGCTACTGCGGTGCCTACATCTTTAAGTGGTAATACTACTGCGCCCGCTGTAGTTGCAATTACTGGAGCCAATAACTGAGCTTCTTGAGAGCACTTTACTGCGCCAGTGTTATCTGGAGCAATTACGCCGTTGTTTGTTGGGTTATTACGTTTAAATACACGGATTGGGGTGGTGAAAGTTGATGACATGGTAATTCCTTATCTTAGTGGGTGTCCCAAGCTGTCTCTAAGTCGTCTTACCGGGAAGTTCGGTAGTCAGAATGGGATGTATCTTCCTATATTTACTAATACATATATTTAGAACTTGGCGCCCTAAAATGTAAAAAAGCTACCTTTTTTAAGGGTAGCTTTTTTATTTATTACTTATTAATTACAGACCTGCAGTACCATAAAGGTTACGGCTATCGTGCCAGCCAGTTGCGAAACGCTCAGTAGCCTTATAACGCATTGAATCAGTTTCGAAATCACCCTCCATCGATTTTTCCATAGGGCGGCGCATTACTAGCATCAAACCGTTTTCCACATCAGTTTGTACAAACCAAGCTTTACTTGAGCTTAGACGTGTAACTACATGTGCACCTTTAGGTAACATGCCTGTTGATTTGATCGGGTTTAGATCATTGTCTGCAGAACCTGAACGCAACACAGATTTCAAGATAACTTCAGCTTGGAATTCAAGTGCTGGTGGAACTACTAACTGTTCTGCTTTAACACGAATACGCTTACCGTTATTATCTACGGCGCCACGGATTTGAATTAACATTTGCTCTACAGATGTTTGTGACAATGAAGAAGCAGTTGATAATGTGTTAGAGAATGAAGCACCGTTAGCGATTGGGTGAGCTGTATTGATTAAAGATACGCCATCACCACCTGTGTAAGTACTTACGAACGCGAAGTTCAATAAGTTTGCACATAGTGTTTCTTTAGTTTCAATCATAGATTGAGCTAAGTGTTTAGCGAAAGTTGAACCGATACGGATATGATCACCGTCTTCCATCAAAACTTTGGTCAAAGCGTAAGCTAGGCCATAGATTTGGTAGATGAAACGTGTGATATACAAAGTACCACCTTGGTCGTAGCTTACTGGGGTACCGTCAGGCATCGCAGGAGCTGCGTTCATACCAAATAACATTACTTCTTCGTGATAGTTACGTGGAATACCTTGGATTTGTTCTACAAAACCTTTCCACTCATCGTCGCGTTGTGCATAAACGCCATCAAAAACTTCGTTGATAATCGGTTCGACTACCGCACGAAAGTCCGTACTACGCATTGGAGTTGCCATTGCTATTTCCTTTCGTTAATTAAACAGATACTGACGGAGCAGAGAAGGCATTGTTACAGATTTGAACCTGAACAATAGTATATGCATCGCCCCATGCGTTAGTGCTATTAGATGGGAATGCAATTTCACGACCCAAACCGATTACACGAACTTGACCTTGCACACCAGTACCTACTGCTGTAGCGTTTAGTGCTGTAGTAGAGAAGCCTGCGCCGCCGTTACCGATAGCAATACCACTTGCAACTGTTGATGTTGGAACTGTAGCCGCTGCATTGAAGTTGTACGCTGTACCGATAGCTGCTGATGTAGCTGAACCGTAGATTTGAGCTTCATATACTAAACCTGGGTCACGGAAGATCCAGAATGATACTTGTGTTGCCGCTGCTAATGACACTAAAGAAATGTATTTAGCTACTGTACGACGACCTTCTGCAGTAGTGTACTCTACGCCGTTAAATACGCCGTAAATTTTACCACTTGCCGCTGCCGCGTTAGCAAGAGTTAATTGGCCAGATGTTGTAATAGCAACTGGAGTGTATTGAAAAAATGATTGTCCTGAAGACAATGAGTATGGCGCTGTGTAATCATTACCATTGAATGAGTTAGTACCGGCAAATTGCTCTGCACGATCCAAACCGCTTGGGTGGTAGACTGGTTTCAGGCCAAAGGGTTGAAATACTGCTGACATAATGTCTATTCCTTTGTTGTTAAAGTTTGTTGTTAAAAACGAATGTTTTTTGTTGCTTTGTTAGCTTCTCGTTCCATTTCCAACTGACCACCCTCAAGTATTGAGCGACCCCCTTTACGACCCTCTGAGCTATCACGGATATTGGCTGTGATGTTACGTTGGTGTTCAAGTGGATCTTCAAGATGCAACATGCGCATAACTTCTTGATAGACGTCTTCTGGTAATTTAAAGAGAACCATCTCATTACAACTAATACAGCCTTCAAACTTGCCCGAGCTCATCTTACCTAGTCCTTCAAAGCCATTTCCTAAGTCGGAGGCTTTAACTGGCTCATAACCCAATGCCATACGTTTGTCGATACTGTCGTATGTGTTAGTGGTGCTCAACCAACACAAGTGCATCCCAGGAATTGAACCCCCTGGAATTTCTGGCAACGCACTATTTTGCCATTTGTCTCTAAACGCATCAAGGCGTTCACGACGTGCGATATCTGTAGGATCTGCAATAGTTGCACGATCTTTTACTTCCTGTGCTCGGTCTGCCAAGCGGTCATCTAAATCTCGAGTAATTCTAGTATTAGCCATTTGTATTATCCTTTATTGGCGCGGTCATATGTGGCATATGCGCGGATCATTTTATTTCGTTTTTCAATATTGTCCCATGAACCTGCGTCCCTAATTGCTTGAACACGCTCTTTACTTAGAGTAATGGTGTTAGCCTTAGGTGTTGCGCCTGCTGTCCTGCTTGATGCTGTTGGGCCGCCTCGTTTCTGAGTCGAACCACCTTTTGCAGTGTAGCGGTGTGGCAATCTTGCTGTTAAACGATTATCGAGTTCATCCCAGTACTCAGGGTCCGAAGGATCCCAACCATCTGCTGCTAACTCTTGATCTACTACTTTGGCAATTCTACTATCTGTATCTCTTGTTTCTGGGTCGTACCAAGAATTACGCTTTAACCATGTTGTTGCGTTTTGTTGTACCTCATTAGACATTGGCGTAGGCACATTTTGTCTTGGGTTCTTGGCAGCGTCAAGCTGTTGTTTCTTAAAGTGTTGGATTTGTTGTAAGCGCTGTTTGGCGTCTGTTAACTGATCCAAATACTCAATTTGTCCTGCAGCATCGCCAGATTGGGCTGCTTGCATCATTTTCATCTTAGCGTACTCAACACGCGTAGCTTCATCTTCTACGGCCTTGTCAAGCTGTGCTAATCGGATTGATACGGCACCGTTCTCTAGGTTCGCTAAACGACGTGCTAATTCTTCATTACGTTTCTCTAAGGAACTAATTTTGTGCTTAGATGACGCATCACGTTGTTTTACTAATTCTTTTTTAAGTCTGCGTTCTTCACGACGGGCTTCACGGATTTTCTCGCGTTCGTCATCGGTATCGTCTTCAGACTCTTCATTATCTTGTTCTTCGTTTTCGTCGTTATTTTCAACGTCTTCGTTGTCAAACTCTTCTTGAGGATCTGCCTCAATTTTAGCCACAAACGAACCATCATTTTGTTCCTTTACAGGAATGTCTTTCTCTAAATCTGCCATCTTCTATCCTTTATACAAAAGTTATTTAATCCACAAAAGATTTCATTTTCTGAGCGTATTCAAATGACTTGATACGAGAAATGATTTCACGAGCTTGTAGGGTAATATAAACAACTGGGGATTCAAACTCACCAGCATCCATCACAAATCGATCACCGCCATACTTGATAGTACGAACTAGGTCGCCTTCTTTACACCAAGGGCCTTCTGGCCATGGTTCAAGGGTGTGAGGGTCTCTATATGCCAAAGGTCCAATTTGGATTACTTTAGCTACCGTCTCATTAAACTTTAGTGTCTGTCTTGTCTCATCTACTAAGATGATACCGCCGGTACTTGTAGATTTTTCGCGTCTTAGTTGAACTAATACTCGATCACCTGCAACTTCAATACCCGGATCCATAGTAGGAAAACAATCTTGCTCGGTGCGTAAATCCGCCTCCGCCTTATTACCAATATCAAATGCAGCCATTCGGCTACCTCCTTGCACTATACAGTGCCTTAATTGTCCTCATCGTCCTCCGTAAGGAGTTCTTCTATTATCTCGAGGGCCTGAGTAAGTCCCTCTTTGTTACCCAATTGTCTTTGATAGTTTTCAAAGTTCTGGATGTGTATACCCGAAGCGATAGCCTCTTTGGTATTTGTTTCTGCGTTTTTAAGACGCTTTATTATTTCTGATAAAATGTCTGTCATATCTGAACTAATACATACACTTAGGGCATTCCGCCCTAAATTTTTTAATAAAAGTTGCCGCCACCGATTTCATTTAGATTCTTATCTGGACCAATTTTTTTGCCGGCTGTAAGTTTTACTTGAGCCGCGCCTTTTTTCCAGTTGTCATCTCGGTGTGAGCCTGAGTTACCAGATTCTACTTTACCATCTGGACCACCAGCATAGCCTGGAGTACCTGTCATCTTGTATGCTTTACGAAAACCTAATTCTTTTTCCATTATATTTCTCCTGTTATTTTTTAGCTGTTTTAGCTGATTCTTTAAATGCTTCTTTTGTGGGGGCGCCTTTAGTGTCAGGCTTTCTCATTTTTTCACCAGATCCAGCTTCTATTCTAGCTTTTTTCTTTTGAATGTTTGCGTATAATCCTTCTTTTGCCATGTTAACACTCCCATGCTCTAAGTGATTTATTAATTCTACTATTTGGGTCTCGAGCTGTTTTTTCACTGGTTAATTTATTTTTCATGCCTTCCATCCTAGAACAAAAAGATTTTTTACGTCCAGCATCTTTTTCTGTTTTAGGTTTTGGCGCGGGAGCTTTTAATCCCGGTTTTCCCGGGTTTGCTTTATTATAACTTGCTCTTCCTTTAGCATTTAATCCGCCCTCTGGATCTTTGCCTTCTTTACGTTGCCATGCTTCTGATTTAGCCAAGATTATTCTCCTGTGGTTGTGCTAGTTGTTGCTGTTGTGCTAGTTGTTGCTCTTGAATGTGCTTGGCCATTTGCTGTTGCTGTTCTTGAGCATGTTGTTGCATCTGTTGCTGTTGTTGGTGCTGTTGATCCATAGCCTGTTGCTGTACGTCAATGCCGTGCTTACGAATGTCTTGTTGGGCCGCTTGAGATCCAGCCAATGCTGTTTGGTCTTGTTCGTGTTGCATCATTATTTGATCAGAGGTCATTTCTGCATTCGCCGCAATTTCAGCAATACGTTCACGAGAACTATTGTTCATGTCAACCACAGAAATCTGTGTAGCATTGCGGTTAGCATCAAGTTTATTCTGTGTATCGTATTTAATTTGAAGCTCAGATAGTTTACGTTTAAGCTCGGCCATATCAAGTTGATATGTTTGTTGTATTTGGCCCGCTTCCATTTGCATTTTTGCTTGTGACTCTTCAGCTTTACGTTTTGTCTCAGCCATTTGTGTTGTAACAATTGCTTGGGCAGTAGGATCAGATTGAGCTTGAGCCTGTTGTTGCTGCTGTTGCATCTGTGATACTTTTTGAGCCAACGCATTAATTTTGTCCATAAATGGAGCCAATATTTGTTGTGAGTCTTGGTTGACCATTTGACCTGCAAGTGCCAACGCTTGTTGTGACTCTTTATCGATTGGTCTCTCTTCGTGCAATGACATCGTGTCTTTGTTGTCACCACTAGCATGTGCCACATAAGCTCGCATTGATTGCAAGTAGTGTAGCGTCAAGTGTTGTTTAAGATGTTCTAACATGTGTGGTGCTGTTGTTGGTCCGGCTAATGGACTTCCACCATATGCTGGGTTTTCTATATACTCCAAGTGCACTTGGATGTGCGCAATGTGGTCTTGGTCTGGGTAAGCCGCAGATGGGCGTCCCATTGTCATTGACACATTCTCAAGCGCTGGATTAGCTTCTGTCGCACCCTGTGGGTTTGGTAAGATCTCATCAATTGATGGTATTTTAAGTTGCTTCATAACACGGCGATACATTGCACGAAGATCAAACATTCCCGGAGGAGCTGACTGTGCCATCTGTAAAATGGCTTGATTCTGTGCTAAACGCTGTGTTTCAGAAAATATATTAGGGTCACTAACAGGGCGTACATCGTTAGTATAAGCAAAATCTCGGATTTCAATTTCTTCTCCTGATTGATTGTCCATATCCTCCAAGTACCAATGATTGATACGAGAAATAATGGCTAGTGATTTTGCTTGACTGCGGTGTAGCCTTGCGTGAATTGCTGAGAATACTTTAGCACCCTGCTCAATTAGAGCCTGCGCTGTACCGACCGGCATGTTGTTATTGGCGTCACCAATCTTTTCTTCAGCGGTTGTTACTACTCCCTTAGCGGCATCTGTCAACCAACCAAGTAAGTTCATCAGTGTTGATGACGGTGGGTTGAAAGGCATTGGCATCGCAATCTTACGGATGTCATCTACGCCCGGAGACCCTTCAATCTCAATCACTTGAGTCGGTTCAATCCTATCAGTTTGTCCACCAATGCGTCCACCTTTAAGCTTAAGCATAGTTTGACTGTTGTTAATATGTGCCGCGTCAAGGAGAGCCCTAAGAGTACCAGTAAGGGCGGCAGACAAACCGCCAATAAGATGGGGCAGGCCAATAGCGTAAGCGCCGCGCCAAGGGATGAATTTAAACTCCACGTACCAATCAAGCTTTTCAAACTTCTCATCATTGGCTTCCCAGTTGCGGTACAACCCAATAACGTCGCCACTTGATTCATCGATCATCATGATGTATGGTGCGCGTTTTCCTCCAGTGATGTCGTCTTCTTTAGTTCTTAAGAAACATGTAATCTCGTACACACGGCGCAAGCCGTCAATGTTTTTAGAAGGCATGTCTTTGCCTTCGATCTTATTGTTAGCCTTCTCAGAGTTTGTTTGCTCTGTCAGAGGCGCGTCAGATGAGTAGTACACATCCGTGTCGCGATAGATACCCATCTCGATACGTTGTTGGAAGATGTCCTCCGTAATGTCTTGCTGTTCTGTAACACGCGGAGACGTGTAGAAGTTGGTGGTAGAGTATGGTAACAAGATGTTATCAATCGGTACCCACTCACATGTCGGGCGTTTTTGTTCGCTGTCATAGCGCCACTTGAGGAACTGAGACCCACCTAGTGGTAACTGTGTCAGTAACTGCTCCATCTCATCACGGTACTCAGGAACCTGTTCAGATAACTGCCAGTTAATAAAGTTTACTTTACGTTCTGCTGTTGCCTCTTTAACTGAATTGGCTTCACCCTTGATGTTTGATTTAACAATACCATCTGGCGGTAATAATTCTTTGGATGATGACGCTGCGAAGTCTACGCATGCTTCAGCCATGATAGGATGAACTACTTTAGACGCGCCGTCGAACGTAGCGCCCCCTGGAGCGTCTTTTCCGAGCCCGGTGCGGCGTAGCCCTTCCTCGTATTGTTTATCGCGCTGTGAGCGCGCCTCGCGATCCACATCGATATATTCAAGGTACTCAACGGATAACTTTAACAGTTCTGACTCGTCAAACACTTCGGCCAAGTTCTCATAGAACTCTGGGTCTTTTTTTGGACCTTCTTTTTCTTTAAAGTTAATTACAACCGAACCGTCTTCTTGTTCGATAACTTCTTGCTCTGCGTCTTCATCATCCAAACCCAAGATCTCGGCAATGTGCTCGGTGTCTTCAGTCTGCTCTGTGGCATCTTTGATGTCGCGGTTGCTATCTTGGAGACCCGGTAACTTACTACCCATTTGCAAAGGAATTGTTGGTTGTGCCATATTATTTTTTATTCTCATACCAAGTGGTTAGTGGGGTGTCGTCATTCCCTAAAGAGGAAGGTCCGAGTATTGATGATAGCAACCAGTATGGTAGGCTCGCCATGGACGCACCAGAGTCCGCTAGTCCGGCAACACTATCCATCGTATTTTGTGGGTGTTGGCTTGTTAAATTTTTGTATGCCTCTTTAATCTCTGGCGCCATGAAGTAACCTGAAATACCTGCGTTAAGTCCATGATTTTTCAATGCATTTAATACTGTACCACCAACACCGAAGTGTTGCATGTCATGTCCGTAAGCTATCATCATCGCCCGCATTTGTTCTGGGGTCATCTGACTTGGGGCCTCTGCATGACCTCCGTCCGCAAACTTAGGCAATACTCCAGCTTCCTCAAACAAAAATTGTTTGGGTGTCATTAGCATGCCAGGAGATGGCAAAGGAGAAGCGCCAGCTTCTTCCATTAATTTTTGATGTGGTGTCTTTAATAAGTTCATATCTAATCTTACTAATACAAATTAAAAAGAGTTTCCGCCCTACATAGAGTATGGGTTTTCAAATCGTTTGTGACTGTCGTCTGCGTATGAATAATCTCTTGCCGGCAAAAAGTCCAGTTGAATCCACCCTGAGTCGCGCAAGATACGCAGCGCCTGAGATAGTGAGTCCACGTAATCGTCGTGGCCACCAGCTTCTGGGAAGGAACACACCTGACGCAAAAAGCGTTTGGCCCATTCGGCAAACTCTCCTTTTTGTTTTGGGTCCTCTGGAATATATACCTTGCCCTTTGCCACGATAGGTGATACAATGTTAAGACGTTGAATCTTATCACTTCTTCCGGGATTATATCCTTGGACTGGTACACCTGAGCCTTGAAGTTCTTGTATCAGTGAGATACCTGCTGACTTGTCCTCCATCAGTATAAGGTCTGCCTTACGGCCTTTGGCAAACTCGTTGTCAGACCCGTAGATAACTTCTTTGAAGTCATCAATGACCTTACGACGTAGTTCGGGGTACGCGAGGTGGGCGTCCCAAGAATCTAACAGTATGATCGAAGTGCCGGCGTCCTCTTGCTCAAACACCCCCCATACTGTACAAGCTGTGGGGTCATTGTGTGTTTTCTCGCTAGTGGCAGGGTCGTAAGACGCAATTACGTATTCGAGGTTTGGTGTTGGTTTGTGCGCCGGCCACATGCGGAATTGTTTACGCTTGATAATACCAGCCTGCTCAGGATCAAGAATTTCGCCATAAATCTCTTGGCGGCCAAGGTCAGTTCCATCATATGATTCCAGTTGTTTAAAGAAAGTGTTAGAGAGGTTGTCTTTGTTGTCGTAAGATGATGCGTTGACAACATACACGTCGCCACCGACCTTACCCTCGTTTAGGTCAACGATAAGTTCTTTTGGTTTTGGTGTTGTTGTAATAATTTGCTGCACCCGGGGGATGTCGGGGTGCATAAGTCGCATCGTGAACTGTACACCATCGTAGGCGTCGTCAATGTAATCGAAGGCACAAAGCTCATCAAACCATCCGCCATGAAACTGTTTACCTCGGTACCGTTCTGGTTCTGATCCCGGGATACCTTGGATGATTGATCCGTTGATCAGGGTAATTTCTGATAGAGACTTGTTGTAGTCCCTGATTAAAGACTTAGGAATGATACCCAATAATCCAGAGTCCCCCTCGAAACAAGTTGCGCGAATATCGTTGGACGTCGGGGCTGTTACTAGCCACCGAGTGCCCGGATAACGCCAGGCCCGAATACCAATCCAGTGTGACGCCGTGTGGGTCTTGCCCGATCCACGCCCAGCCAGCATTAAAAAAGTATCGTACTCTCCATCGTCTGGTTCCCTCTGGTGGGGTAGCGCTTGGAATTTCCATTTGATTTGCCATATGGCCGCCTCAAGCTCATGGGTCGGCCAGTGCTTTCTTGCGTCTGCGAACTTCTTTAACGTAAGTTCTTGTTTGTCTGTTAGCATGTAGCTACATATCCTTCGCCTACAATTAGGCTGTTGTCATCCTCACTCGTTTCTATGTGGACACACATTTGAGGTGGGATGGGTTTTATGTCTTTTATAAATCGTCTCGCGTAATGCTTTCTTGTCACCTTCGGCTTCTGCCACTCTACTAGCCTAATGTTTGTCTTAAACGTAACAGAGTACTTGCCGGTACACCGTAAATCTAGCATACTCTTTATTCCAAGTGATTCAACTAAATTTTGCAGTTTCAACGCGGTGCTTAAATGGTTCTCATAAATAATAAATTCGTCTTGAGCGAGTTTGTATTGTTTTGGCCTGGCGTAAATAATACCAGACAGTAGCTCGGTCCGTTCCTCCACCGACCCCATCAAATAATTCTCTGGCAGTCTGGCAGGAATGTAGGGCGCCAGTTGGGATTCGATGCTTGGTGTTAGTATTATCCTGTCGTGTGTTTTCCAATGGATTGAGGTCTTGTATCCATAGTCCTTAAACCGCTGGTGTATAAATTCTTCTGTCCCCTTACCCGGAATTAACTTACGGTTAAAGAACCAGAAGCCGAATAAGAACGGAGGTATTGCGTGTGACTGTGTAGGGAACATTAACGGTTCAACCATTGGTATAGAATACTCAAGTCTATTCCGCTTACTTCTTAATGGTATCCCAATCAAGTTCTCCACCTTAGAAAAAAGTAACTTGTTTTTGAACTTTCGACGGCCTAAGTACTTGCCCGCCTGTTTTCTGTAATGGTGCGTTTCTACCTGAAACCCAAGGTGTTTATCTCCCTGCATGGTAACGTGGTCATTAAACGTAACTTCAAAGCACTCTTCAGGGAGGTATTTGTGGATCTTGGTGACGGTGACTACATTCCCGTCTTTCCCAAAAACATAGTCACCAACCTCTAACTTGTCTGCCAACTTCCAATAATCTAATGTGAGTACTTTCTGTGTGGCAGTTATTGCCACAGTTACTTGTTCATCACGTACATAGTTACTTCAAAACCAAAACGCATTTCTGTTGCTGATGGAGATGTCCACATGATTACTTTCCTTTATTAAATGTACACGTCATTGTGTATATGTACACTAATACAAATTAGTATGGCAAAGACACTACGTATTATCATGATTCTACTAATACACATTACTTCAGGAATATGCCCTATTTTAAAAAATTCTATTTTAGGTGCCCTGTATCCCAATCATATCCCCATTTGTACCCCTTTGTTCCAGTCATATCCTCATTTAGGGT